CTTCACTATCTACAAAGTTTTTGATTCGCGTCCACACTTCAGATTCTCTATCCAACAGTCGTCTAAGCTTTCTCCATTGTTTCACCTTAGAACTATAATAAAGATCAGCCATGTGGTTTCTAAAATCGTCCTCATAGAGCCATTCAAGATAACGCCATTCACCCACTCCTGTAAGGGAAAGGGCAGATTTAAGTTCAAAACCTTCACCTATTTTTGAGAAAAACTTTCTTTGCATTATGAGGGTTCTTTCCTCATGAAAACCCTCTATGTTTTTAATCCACCATTTAAGCTCATAACGTGTTATTCCAGCTTCATCTAAGCCACCCCAAATCTCAGAAGAATCTTCAAACGCTGTTAAATATTTATCTTTTAACAGTTTGAATTTCTTATTCATAATTACAGCTTCCTTTTCCCTAAAAGACTCAGAATTAGAACGCCAAAGACTGATTATACCACTGTAATTATTCAGATTATCCTCACTTGATTTATCTTTAGGCTTAGATAATTGAGCTAAGACTTTAGACATCAGTTTTTTCTCTAATCTCGATATTGTTTTTTCTTCTCTAGTTCTAAATTTTTCGTCTTTTCTTCTCCAGTTTGGTAAGGCTTTAATGATTTCAAATCCAAAGAGGAAAGACATACCAAGTAGCGCATCTAGTGCACCACTTTCTAATATTCTAATAATATTGCGGTCATCCATCTCTTTAAGGCGTTTTAGATACTCTCTTTTTAGTTCAACAACTTCCATTTTTAACCTCCATCATTTGTTTCCAGCTAAGCAATATATCACGCTCGATAAACACCCTTTGACCTGACAAGCTCACCACTACCATGTCTAAGTTTCTCAGCTTCTTAGACTGCCTAATAAACTTGTCCTCTCCTATCCTCCAATTAGGATGGAGTAGAGTAACTTTAGTAAACTGTGGCCATGTGATTTCACCAGGTGGTTTATTCTTCCACCTGAGATAGCTGGGATTAACAAACACAACTTCTCTGGCTAGATAAAGCTCAGTCCCGACGCTGACCATGCCTAGCCTCTTGCAGCACTTTCTCAATGTGGGCCATGAGCTCTTCAGAGTGTTTAGCTATCTTAGCATCATGATCTTTAGCAGAGAGTACGATTAACTTTTTTAAGCGTTCTAGTATCTGGATGGTGTCGTCTTTTGGTTCGTTCAAAGTAAGTCCCCTTTAAATTAGTTACCCCATTGAGGTGGCATAAGCTCACCGGGATTAGTCCATTGATTATTCTGTGCAGCTGGTGACTGATTCCAATCGCCAGAGTGCTCTGGTTTAGGATCTAGCGACCTCCACATTTTAGCGATGACTTCCCATCGTCTATTATTGGGCTCATCT